CTCGCACGACGGTCGACTTTAGTATCAGGTTCAACCTGCTCTAATGCCTCGATCACATACAGGTATTCCGCGTACCTAAGTTCCGCGGGACGCCCTTCGGGGTTCCACCCTAAGCCCATCGGCTCGGGTAGTTCCTTAACCAAGTCCACATAGGCCTTTTGACGGGCACTAAGGACCTTTACAGCTTGGGGGCCGAGACCCCTAATCACATCCATAAAGGACTGATCAGAGATATCGCGGTATTTAAAGCCGTGGTAAATGTGGTCTACCGTAATGAGTTTACCGGCGAACTCGCCGGCTACGGTACTTTGGAGACACTTGCTCTCGGACACTGGGCATGATAACTCACCCAGCAACGTCCTATAAGCATCATGCACCTTTTCATCCGAGATGACAATATCGTCACCCAGGATGTAGAAGTTGCTGCCAGACTCTTTATATGGTACTCCTACCATGAGTTCAGCAGTTAGCGCAACAAGCGCGTGCGTCAATGCGAATGACATGAAGGACGGACCAGCCCCTAAAGGCTGACCCACGCTCCACACCACAACTGGATGTTCGCCCCATAACACCTCGTAAGGTGATCTGGAAACGAGATCCAACAGTCTAACATCCTCCTGGGGCAACCCCAGAAATGAAAGGAGCTTCAGCTGCAACCCTAATGGGAAATTGTTGGTCGCATCACTAAGGTCCACGGAGAAGACTTTACGTCCCTCCCGCAACCACCGTTGAACGCCCATCACACCCTTCATCTGATCGTGGGTACAATCCCACTCACAGCTAGATAGTGCATCTAGGAGGTTTACTTTTAGTCCTTGCATTGCCGCCTGAATCACCCAGTTGGGTGACGCAAAGGCTCGCAGCTTCGCACCGGGCTCTTGCGAGTACCCGATGACACCAATGGGCTCTGTAGGAGGTTGAACCTCTTTCCAGTCCAGATGACGTCCATTCCATGGATGTGTCATATCAAAGTAATCCTGCCCGTGCTCACCCAAGGCCTTTTGGACCTGTGGGAACGAGTGGAACGAGTAGAACTCTGGATGACCCAAGAACCGGTTCATGACCCTTTCGGATCTAGCTACCGACTCCGAGTCTGTACCCTTTGTCGTGGCTAAGTATTCGATGAGATCCACCGAACCCTTGTCAGTATCCGGTTTCCAACCGGACTGATCCAATTTCCGTTTCAGGAGGGAAGCCCCCTTACTAAAGAAGCCACTACGTAGTGCTTTTTCCAGCCGTTGTTGACGGAGAGTCACCTCTTCATCAGGCAACACCACAGACCCAAGAAACTTTCGCTCCTGTGTCGGTGTTGGACCCGCTTGCTTTGGAACAACTAAGCTCGCGTATACCATCATCGTGTTTAGGGCTCTCACTTTGGTACGATACCGCTGACTTTCTAGCCAATGCCACACTGGTTTCCAGGCACCTTTCGGTCCCCTTGACGTATGGGCGATCCATGGGAGCTCATAAGGAACCCCGGCTATCTTGTTGACGGCAGCCTGCTTCAAAACCTTAAGGCGCTTAACAACGCTTTCAGGTCCTTCAGCAGTTACCTGGTGAGTTAGTGAGATTACTAGCCGTTTATTCAAACCCGGCGATAGTCCCACAGCCTCAAGCTTAAGACACAACTCATCCTGATAGCTTTGACTTAAAGTCATAGTACTGCCCCCTAAGGGTGTGGTACAGCAGCAGCACGAAATTGTGCTTGCAGCTCGGCCAGAGCTACAGGATCTTAACCGTAGAAACCAGACATATCTGGGTAATCAAGCCACCTATGGAGCCTTCGAATACATTCAGGGTTCTTAGGGTCGTGCAGGTATTGCCGTATGTCGGACTGTACCGCAGTAAACCACATCTTAGATGGGGCACCGCGATGACCATTTGGCTCATCCACAGCGAGGTCGTCTGAAACAGACGAATCACTAGCTAGGAATTGCGTAATCTGATCTAATAGCGCATCTTTCCGATTGCTCGGTGGGAAGGCATCAGCCGATTTCAACATCCCATACACTCGCTTCAGTTCCTCAAACTCATCTATAAGCTCTGTGAGCGGCATCTTTCC